GACCGAGAGCGCGCCGTAGCTGATCGTCGGCGCCGTCCCCGCGCTCTGACTGTTCGCCGCGGTCGGCGTGATGATCGGGTTCTCGCGGAGCTGGACCCACGACAGGATGCAGTCCGCGCTCGTCAGCGTCGGGTTGTACGTCTGCGTCGCGGTCGCGGTGACGACCTTGCGCTGCGACGTGATCGACATGCCGGTCGCGCCGGTGCCCGCGGCGGCGTGCTGGTGAGTCGACCACGAGCCGTTCGTGGTGTCCGCGTCGCCCGCCCACGTGTCGCCGGACTCGGCGTGCCCCGCGCCGACCACCATGTCGCCGTTCGTCAGCGACGCCGTCGTCACCGTCGGCGTGCCGGTCGCGGCGCCGGTGTTGACGCCGCTCGCGATGAACGAGACCTTATTGTTCGCCGCCGGGACGACCTCGTGCAGCGTCCACGCCTTCGCGGTGACGCTCGTCGATCCGAACGAGACGGTGATCGTGGTCCCGGTCTGGATCACGCCGCCGTTCTGCTCGGTGGTGAAGGTCGCGCCCTCGACGCCAGCGCTCGCGCTGCCGGGGTCGTAGAGGGGCGAGGCGCGCCGGGTCCACGTGTTGCCCAGCGTGTCCGAGACGCTGAACGTGGCTAGCGCGCCGCCCGACGGGCCCGCGTTGTCCGCGGCGACGCAGAGCACCGCCATCGAGCCGGCGGCGAAGTTGCCGCTGGCGTTCAGGGTGAACGACGTCGCGGAGGTGTTGTGACTGCTCGCGCCGCGGTCTGTGCCGGTCAGCGCCATGAGCGCCCCCCGGGGATCAGGCCGACTGCTTAACCCAGCCGGCCGTCGAGTCCGGGGTCATGGTCATGTCCCCGCCGTTCAGCGTGACCGTGCCGAGGTCGAGGTACCAGAGCAGCCGGCTCGCCGCGTCGTTCGTGATCTCCTTCAGGAACACGGCGTACTTCGGCGTGAACCCGTTGACGGCTGACCAAGTGACCGCGGCCGCCGAGAGCTTGACGAAGTTGTTCGTGGTGTCCGTCGTGAAGGTCTTCGACGCCAGCGTCTTGCGGCCGGCGCCGCCGAAGCCGCCGGTGTAGCCGGTGCCCGAGACCTCGTTCGCGTCGACGTCGTTCGCGAAGTCGTGGTCGGGGTCGGGCGTGTAGCTCGAGGTCACGAGCATGACCTTGATCGTGTCCGCCGCGTAGTCGATCGTCCGGTCCGCGATGTCGCGCAGGCCGCTGTTGTACCAGCCCGATGCCATGGCACCGAGACTACCACGGACGCGTGAAGACGGCTACCAGCGCCACCAGTGCGCCGCCAGGACCCCGAACGCGAACGAGACGATCAGCCGCGCCGGCGGCCAGGCGCGTCCCAGCCAGCGGAACCGCTCCGAGTAGGTGTTGCCGTCGACCCCGTCCCGGTCCAGCCACCAGTCGAACAGGGACAGCGCCGCGATCGCGGCGACCACGAAGACCGTCGTCGCGAGCGGGCTCAGTCGTCCAACCTCTCGCGGACGGCCAGTTGCTTCGCGACCTCGAGGATCCCGATCCTCTTGACCGCGCTCAGCGACTGCGTCCAGCGCACGGTGAAGTCGTCTTCCTCGTGCTGCATCAGGACCAGGACCTCGGTGACCTCGCCGCGCTCCGCCTGCTCGAGGCACTGGCGCAGCAGGTCCACCGACTGCTCGCGCAGGCGATGGTCGGGCGGGGCGATGTCCGGGCTGTCGGTCACGGGTGCGCGTACGCCATCGGCCAGCCACGGCCCTTGACGACGTTGTACCAGTCGCGCTCGGCGTTGTGCGCCTGGTAGCCGGCGACGCTGAGGAACCGGTAGATCCCGGTGCCGACGCCGCTGACGTTGCCGATCCCCTTATTCGAATTCGACGCCGTCGCGGCGTAGGTGACGGTCACAACCTCGAGCGGCGTCCACAGCTTGCAGACCCCCGTGGTCTTGTTGTACTCGACGACGGCGTAGAACGGTCCGATCCCGGTGAACGTCGCGAGGCTGTCGGCGTTGACGGCGTTGCACGTCAGCCGGAGTTTTCCGGTCGTCGTCACGGAGACCAGGAGGTTCGGCGCCGTCGCCGCCATCGTCCACACGATCCGGTTCGCCGCGGGGTTCGACAGGAGTGACAGCACCGCCGACCACGCGACCGACCCGGCAGTAGGGTCGAGCACGTTCGCGGCCGCGGCGGTGTCGCGCCACGCGCACACGTCCGCGTCGGCCGTCGACCCGACCGCCTTGCGAGTCCAGCTGGTGATCGCCTGCTGGTAGAGGTGCGCGCCCGCACCGGCTGCCGTCAGCGTCAGCGACCCGATCGTCGACGCCAGGTTCCCCGACGCCTCCTGGCACGGCCAGAAGTAGTCGGGGCTGAAGCCGTCGACCTGGTCGAACTCCGCCTTCGTCGACGGCGTCAGGATCCGCATCGTCGACCCGTCGGCCGCGACGGTGCTCCAGGTGCCGCTCCGCAGGTCCTGCAGGCGCGGCACCGTGTGCCCTCGGGCCGATCTGGGGACGCGGTGCATGATGCCCTATGCCTGAGACGCGGCCATCTGGACCGCGGACGCCGCGTCGCGGTGCCCGGCGGCGCGCGCCAGTGAGTCCGCCTTCGCGGGGTCCTTCGCCATCAGCTGCGCCATGCGGGTCACGTTCAGCGCCTTCTTGTCGAACGGGCTGCCGGCGCCGCTGTTGCCGCCGGACGACCCGGTCAAGCCAGCGCCGGTCGACTCCGGCCACCACATGGCGCGCTTCTCCTTCATGGTCTGCAGCCAGCTCGAGGGGTCGAGCCCGTCCTGGGTCAGCGGCTTGCCGTCCTCGCCGAACTGGAAGATCCGCTCCGCGATCATGGCCGCGTCCTCGAGCGCCTCGGGCCGCATCTTCAGGGCGGTCGCGGCCTTCGCGACCTCCTGGTGCAGCGCCGACCGCTTGATGGTCGCGCCGAGCTCCTCGGCCGCCTTGCGGTGGGTCTCCGCCTCCGCCTTGTGGCGGTCGAGCTCGCGCTGCAGCGGCTTCGCCTTGCGCTCGACCGCGGCGTCGATCCGCTTCTGGATCGCGGCCTCGTCGGGCGCCTTGCCGCCGGCCTCGGCGCGCTCGCGCAGCTCGTCGAACTGGTCGATCATGGCCTGGACCTCCTCCGGCGTCTTCTCGCCGAAGTCCAGCGCCTTGACCTTCGCCTCGGCCGCGGACGCGCGCTCGCGCTCCTTCTTGAGCGCGTTCGTCACGCGATCGACGTCGGCCTGGGTCCTCACGCCCTCGACCGCGTCGCGCTTGAGGTAGGCCGCGCCCTCGCGCTCCTCGTAGAGGTCGCGGTACTTCTCGTCGACCTCGTCCATCGTCTCGTATTTCGATCTCAGGATTGCCACGGGATCACCCCGTCCTTTCTCTCGGCGTCACGCCGGTTCCGTCTGACTCTGCTGCTGCTGTGCCCGCGCCAGGATGAGTCGCTGCTCCTCCTCGAACGACAGGGTCGTGTACTCGTTGCGCTGCAGGAACGCGTGGATCGACTCGTCGCTGAGCGGCAGGCCCTTCGACCTCGCGTCCATCAGCGCGTTGACGGACGCCGCGTCGACCCGCGCGTCCGAGAAATCGGTGTTCGGCTTGACGACGATCGCCTGCAGGAGGTCTTCGCCGACGCCCATGAAGCGCCCGGCGTGGATCAGGCAGTCGCGGATCGCGCCGGCGGCCGCCTGCTGCATCGACGTCAAGGTCGCAGTCCGCGCGGACACCCTCACGCGCAGCGCCTCGCCGGACTGGTCGGCGCTGCCGCCGACGTCCAGGCCCTCCATCGACTGCTCGCCCATCTTCGCGCGGTCGTTCTGGAGGCACTCGCGCTGCTCCGACAGTCCGGTCGCCGACACCCCGATGAACTTCGCGTCCCCGCCGATCGGGACGTCGATCAGCGCGCCGGCGCCGAGCGCCACGTCGCGCTCGTCGGCGTCGCCGCCGATCCGCACGAGCGTGTCCTGCGACTGCAGGTGCAGCCCCTGGCGGTAGTCCGCCTCGCCGCGGTAGACGGCGAGCGCCTGGTTCGCCAGCCCGAGGAACGGCGGGACGTCCGGCTCGGGCACGAGGTCGTTCGGGTTGACGAACACGAACGGGATCTCGCGCAGGAAGTTGCCGGCGATCGACGGCGCGACCCACGGGGCCGCGGAGAGCTCGCCGTTCTGGTCGACCAGCGCGGTGACGTACGCGTCCGGCAGCCCGCCGAGCCCGAGCTGCTCGAGGCGCGCGCCCCGCGACATCACGCGGAACCGAACGACCGGCGTCCACTGCATGTCGGGGCTGAGCTCGAACGAGGTCTCGTCGAGGACGACGAGCTGCAGGTCGCGCCGGGCGCTCGACTGCGTCGGCCGCCCGGCGTCCCAGTTGCGCACCGCCTGCGCGCCGTAGAGGACGACGTACGGCAGCGCGTCCGCGACCGAAGCACCGTCCGGCACGTCGACCGCGAGCCCGCAGCGCCCGTCGAGCAACTGCGCCGCGGTGATCCGCTTCCACAGGAGGTGCCAGGACTCGCCGTCGATCGTCATACGCTCGAGCATCGGCTCGAGAGCCGGCGGCAGGTCCTCGACCGCCGGCGGCTTGCGGTGCATGACGCCGACCATCCCGGTCACGGCCTTGCGCAGGTCGTCCGGGAACACGGCGCGGAGGCGGTACGCGTCGTACGCCGCCTGCCCCTGCGAGACCCGCCCGAGGCCCGTGCTCTGGCCGTAGCCGTTCGCGCGCATCGCCGAGGTCGGCGGCAGGTAGCGGTCGCCCTGCGCCTTGATCCGGCGCTCGCCCTCGTAGCAGTCCTCGAGCAGGACCCAGTCGTCCAGCCGAGCCGCGTAAAGCGGGTGCAGTGATTCGACGCCCATCAGCGCGGCCTAGCGTAGCACGACCGACGTCTTTACCAAAGGACGCGCCTAGTAAAGCATCTGCACGGAGGGCTTGTCCGTCCGCCGCGGCCGGCGCACCCTGTACCTGATCATGTCGCCGGCGTGGTCCTCGCTCTCAGTGTCGACGTCGTCGGGCCTGCGGTCGTCGCGCGGCAGGACCGGCAGCGTCCGCAGCGTGTGCGGGCAGGCGGCGGAGACGAACAGGCCGGGTCCCTCTCGACGGCCGCTCGCGTCCGGGACCGCGTACTTCAGCATCGCGCGGATCGCCTTCCAGCCCTGCTCGCGCGAGCCGGCGCGCTTGTCGGCCGGCTCCCACGACACGCCGCGCGCCTGCATCTCCGACGCGACGCTCGTCCCGCGGGCGAGCGGGCTCGCGTTCCAGATCGCGGAGTCGGCCGGGCCGGGGCGCACGCGCCCGGCGACGCCCCACGACTTCTCGCGCTCGAGGATCCCGTCCGCGATCTCGCGCGACGGGATCATCGCGCCCTTGTTCGGCCGGCCGTTCCAGCCGTACCACTCGCCGACCTGGACCAAGTCGCCGGGCACGGCGCCGATCGCGCGGCCCTCCCACTCGACCGGCTCGCCGCTCGACTGCGCCCACCAGCCGACGGAGAACGGACGCGCGTGCCCGTCGTCGTACGAGCGGTCGAGGCGCCACGAGCGCGGCACCTGGTCCGCCGGGATCGGCGGCACGACGTGCACGTCCGACCGCCAGAGGTCGTCGAACATCCCGCCGGCGACGACGTCCCACGAACCGTCGAGCCACGCCTTGAGGCGCGCGGGTGAGTCGGCCGAGGTGCGGATCCGGTCCTCGTAGTGCGGGTCGGCCGCCGTCAGGACGCGGTTCTCGCGCAGCGCGGAGTGGATCGCGCGGCGACTCGACTCGCCCGGCGTGCGGATCAGCGGCCCGCGCACGACGCCGTGCGCGAGCGGCAGCTGCCACCGCGCCTTGATCCAGTTGTGACCGACCCCGCCCGGGTTGCACGTCGACCTGACCTGCAGCGGGATCCCCGGCGCCGGCGACCGCAGGCAGGCGAACATCGCCAGGTAAGCCTCGTCGAGCGGCCAGTTGTGCAGCTCGTCCCAGCCGATCCACGGGTAGGCGTGGCCCTGGTGCTTCACGAACTCGCGCGGGCTGTCCATGTAGCTGAACTGCAGCAGCTCGCCCTGCGGGAAGCGCCACTCGTGCGTCGACCAGTTGTACTTCGCGCCGGCGAGGTGGTCGATCCGGCTGAACCACTTCTGGGACTCGACCTCGAGGTAGCGCAGCTCGGGGAAGGTCTTCCTGAACAGGATCCCGCGCCACTCGGAGCCGTGCCCGACGCCGACGTGCTGCGCGAACGACATCAGCAGCGCGGCGGACTTCCCGCCGCCGCGGTTGCCCTCGAGCAGCACCTCCGTCGTCGTGCACGCGAGGAACGCCTCCTGCGCGCCGGGCTGCGGGGCCCAGGAGCACAGCACGCCGTCGCGGTGCGGGCGCAGCTCGCCGTCGACGTCGCGCCACTCGACGATCGGCGAGGTCACTCTTCGTCCGGCAGCGCGGCCGGGACGACCATCGGCCCGCGGACGGTCGCGTCGACCTTGAGCTCGCGTCGCTCGGCGTAACGGTCGGGCTTCCAGGCGCGGATCGCGGCGAGGATCAGCGCGTCGGACTTCTTGCGCTTCTCGCCGACCTTCTGGTCCTGAAACCAGACGTCCTCGAACCAGCCGTCATGCGCCCACTCGAGGAACCGCTTCTCCAGCCGGTCGGCGATCGCGTCGAGCGCGCCCTGCCACTGGTAGGCGAACTCGTCGTCGAGCTTGCGGTGCTCGTAGGCCGTCTTCGGGTGGATGCCGACCGCCCGGCACCCGTCCGTGACGGAGCCGGTCCGCTCGAGCACCTCGAGGAACTTGGCGCGCGCGAGCGGACCGAACTTGTAAGGGTGCGAGAGTCGCGGCAAATCCGGGTCCCCGTCGTTACGATCCTTGCGCCTTCCGCGCACAACCGTTGACTTTACCACCAGCGCCGCGACCGCGCCAGTCCCGCCAGTCCCGCCGGTCTAGTCGGCGGGGCGGACCTTCGCGAGCACGCGGTCGCGCGCGGCCCAGACGGCGCGGTTGCGGTCGCCGAGGTTGACGAGGCGCTCGCGCGCGACGTTGATCGACCGCGTCACCCGGTTGGGGTTCGACTCCAGCGTCAGCGCCATGAGCTCGCGGTGCGTCCGCGGCGCGTCCTCGATCAGCGCCAGCACGGCCGCGTTGAGGTCGGCGGGCGACGCGCCGTCGCCGGGCGGCAGGAACCACCGCGGCTCGTCCGCGGTCCCGGCGTTCGTCAGGCGTCCCGCCCTGCGCAGCGCCTGCACGGCGCGGGACGCGTGGCCGACCGGCGCGCCCAGCTCCCCGGCCAGGTCGGGCGTCGACAGCGGCCTGGCCCGCAAGAGGTCCTCAGCGCGCTCGGCCAGCGCGGGCGCCCTCGGCGGCTTCGCCACGACCAGCGGGGCGGGCGCGTCCTGGGTCCCGACGGCGGCCAGCCACTCGCCCGCGGCGTCGTCGGGCGACTCGTCCTTCGGTAGCTGCGCCTCGATCGCGACCAGCTGCTGGAGGATCATGTCGAGGGTCCTGCGGGTCTCGGAGACGTCGACCTTCACTGCCTGCTTCTTGTTCATCTGGGGCTCCTCTCTCTGGGGGTCGATGCACAGCCTAACCGCCCGGCCCGCTCGGTTCAAGCGCAGGGCGCACGATAAAGAAAAGAATTATTGTCGCGGCGCGATCATAAATCCGGGATTTACGCAGCAAAAATCCCAAAACCTGTAACGCGGACCACTCGATCAGAGTCGATCAGAGTCGATCAGAGTCGATCATGATCGACCCGATCGATCCGTCGATCGTCGATCACACCCTATAGGGTGATCGACGACGCGATCGCGCTGCCGGATCGGCCGCTGTCCTTTCGCGGGCTTGATCGACTCGGTTCCCGATCACCTTCCTGATGTACGTGCGTGTGGGATAGTCGCTCGCCTATTTTTTCCCTGATCGACGGCGAATAATCGGGCGCGCTCAGCGGTACTCATCGCCGTGAAGTCGATCTGCCTGATCATAGCCGGAGGGCGCGAGGTCTCGGACCAGGGCTTCTTGGACTCCGCCGTCGCGCTCGCGCTGGCGTCCTGGGGCGACCCCGTCGTAGCTGAGGTGGTGTCGGGCAGGGCGTCCGGCGCGGACGCCTGCGGAGAGAGGTGGGCGGCCGCCCGGGGGATCCCGGTCCAGCCGTTCCCAGCCGACTGGGCGAAGTTCGGCAGGGCCGCCGGCGGGCGGCGCAACGCGCAGATGGCGGAGTACGCGCTCGGCGGCGGCCGCTTCGGGGCGACCGGCGCGCTGGTGGCGGTGCCGCACTGGAGGAGCAAGAGCAGGAGCGCGGGGACGCGGGACATGATCCAGAAGGCGCGCGCCCTCGAGCTCCTGGTCCACGTCTGCCCGTGGGGCGGGCGCTGACGCGATCGGGTTGCAAAGAAACGGACGTGTGGTAGTCTCGCACTCGACCGCGTCCCGCCGCGGTCTCCAAGGCGGCGGGGGCTACTCCTCGGGACGTGTGGCGGGGCGCGGTCAGTTTCTCGTGGCCCCCGCATGACTCCGCTCGAAGCCGCACTCACGTACGCCGACGCCGGGTGGCTCGTCTTCCCCGTCGACCCCGGGTCGAAGCTGCCGCTGACGCCCCGCGGGCACCTCGACGCCAGCGTCGACCCCGAGCAGGTCCGCGCCTGGTGGGCGGCCTGGCCGGACGCTCGGATCGGGGTCTCGCTGAGGGCCTCTGGGCTGCTCGCCGTGGACGTCGACCCCCGGAACGGGGGCACGGAGACCCTCGGGGCGCTCGAAGCCCGCCTGGGGCCGCTGCCGCGCTCCTGCGTGCAGTCCACGCCCCAGGGGGGCCTGCACGTCGTCATGCGCGACCCGTCGCCCGGCCCGGAGGGGTGGACCCGGCCGCAGAGGGAGGGGGGCCGGCTCCGCGGCAAGCTCGGGCCCGGCGTCGACGTCAAGTGCAACGGCTACGTCCTCGCCGAGCCGTCTCCGGGCTACAGCTGGGACGCGCTGGGCCCGCCGCCGGACGTGCCGGAGGCGTGGGCGCGCGAGCTCCTCAAGCCCGACGCCTCGGCCCCGTCAGGCGGCCCGGAGCGGTGGCAGGCCGGAGTAGGACCCCTCTTGCCCCATGACGCCCGCGAGCTGCGGGGCCACCTCGCGACCCTGCGGCGCGGCCAGGGCCACTCGGCGACGCTGCAGGCCGTCCTGGAGGTCCACCACGCCTGGGGGCTGTCGCTGGCGGACGGCGCGGCCTACCTCGAGGAGTGGAACCGGTCCTGCGGCAGGCCGCACTCCGCCGCCGAACTCGCCCGCCAGGTCGACCGGGTCGCCGCGCTGGTGACCCGCGAGCACGGCGCCCGGGGCTACCTGCGGGCCGGCGCGGCCGGCCCGCCGTCGCCGCGGCCGGAGCCCGGCAGCTTCGCGGACGAGGTCCGGCGGGCCGGCGAGGACCTGCGCGCCCGGCTGGCGTCGCGCGTCGACCACGCACTCTCCCCGCTGTTCGAGGACGCGACCGCGCTCATGGCCCGCGACGTCCCGCGCACCCCGTGGCTGGTCCGCGGGCTCCTTACCGAGGGCGGGACGGGCCTCGTCGGCGGAGAGGCGAAGACGTTCAAGACGTGGGCGCTGATCGAGCTGGCGCTGTCCGTCGCGACCGGGACCCGGGCGTTCGGCCAGTTCCCCGCGGCGAGGCGGAGGGTCGCCTACTACTTCGCCGAGGACGTCGCGCGGTCGGTCCGCGCCCGGGTGCGCGCGCTGGTCGGCGAGCGCGTCCTCGAGCCGGGCTGGTTCTTCGCGCAGCCGCGCGGGCGCTTCCTCGACGTATGCTCCGACGACGACTGCGCGCTGGTGATCGCGAGCGCGCGGCAGCTGGGCGGCGTCGAGCTCCTGGTCCTCGAGCCGATGCGCGACCTGCACTCGGGCGAGGAGGACAAGTCCGACTCGATGACGCAGGTACTCAAGCGGGTGCGGGCGATCGGCGAGGTGCTCGGCTGCACCGTCCTGCTCGCGCACCACGAGAAGAAGCCGGCCGGGGAGTCGCGGGGGAAGCAGCGCGGCGGGCAGCGGCTGCGCGGGTCCGGCGCGATCCACGGCGCGATCGACTGCGGCCTGTTTTTGTCGGACCTCGAGGTCGAGCAGGTCGGGTTGACTAAGACGAGGATCAGGAACACCGCCGAGAGCGAGCTCAAGAGCGCGAGGAGCGCCGGGACCTTCGAGCTCGAGCTGGAGATCGACGACGACGACGAGGGCGAGGCGGTGCGCGCGGCGTGGCGCTACGTCTCCGCGGAGGAGGCGAAGATGCGGAAGGAGACTGCGTCGACGGACCAGGACCGGGCGGACGACGACGTCGTGGTCAGCCACGTCCGGGCGCTGCAGGAACGGGGCAACTGCCAGACGAAGGACCAGATCAGGCTCAGGAAGACCGGCCTCGACCTGGCCACGCACCGCTGCGACCGCGCGGTCGCCCGCTGCCTGGCGTCGGGTCGACTGGCGCTGTCGACCGGCGCGGGCCCGCCGTACGACGCGCTGGTCCGGTCGTACCCGCGGGGTCGGGTGGTGCTCGGGACGAGCGTCGACGCGGGCACGCCTGAGACGATCGCGCTTGCGTCGACGGGGGAACCCGCGCTAGGATCGCCGGCGTGAGACACGTCCTCCTGATGTTCCTCGGCGCGGTGCTCGTCTCGTTGTCCGTCTGCTGCGCCGGCGCGCCCTCGAGGGGCTACGACGGGCCGACGGAGATCCCGTACGGCGACGCGCAGGCGGCCGCCGCGGTCATGGTCGACGTCGACTGCGTCGGCGAGCAGGGCCTGTACGGCGGGTACGGGTCGGGCGTGATCGTGTCGAGCACCGAGGTCCTGACCGCGCAGCACGTCGTCGACTGCGGAGACGGGATGCTGGTCGGCCTCAAGGTGAAGGACGCGATCGGGCGGGTGCTGCCGGCGCGCGTCGAGGTGCTCCTGCCCGGCGCGGACCTCGCGCGATTGACCGTCGGCGGGTGGCTGCTCGCGCAGCCGATGAAGGTGGCGAAGGCGAGGGAGGGAAGCCTGGTCTGCATGGCGCCGGCCTACCCGGAGCGGACCCGAGCCTGCGGGCTGGTCACGGCCGTCGACGACGACTACGTCTGGGTCAGCATGTTGATCCGGCCGGGCAACTCCGGCAGCGGGATCTACGACGAGCGCGGCAGGCTGGTCGCGCTGGCGACGAACCTGAGGACGCTGGGGGGGATCACGGTGGGCGCGCTCGGGCGGCCGCTCGGGTCGCGCGGGTGGCTGGTCCCGGAGCCGGACCTGATCTGATGGCCGCGCTGGTGCCCCGCCCGCCGGCGCTGCGCTACTGGATGACGCGCGACAGCGCCCCGGACGGCTCGCTGATGAACTGGGTCGCGCTGTGGACCGTCCGACCGGTGCGGGTGGCGTGCGGCTCGGGGCACTTCTGGTACGACCCCGACGCCCGCGGCCAGCTGACCGGCTGGGTCGAGTCCTGCTGGTCGGTCGACGCGTCGAGGCGGTTCGGCACGGTGCCGGACGACGACCGGCAGGTGATCACGTTCGAGCGCGACGCGCCGCTGGCTACCGCCGCGGCGTAGCTTCTGGGAATAGTCGGGCGCCGACTGCGGTCGACGCCGACGAGGAGGTGGCGCATGGTCTTCGGTGAGAATTGTCCGGTCCGGTCGGTCCTGGGACTCGAGGTCCCGGACAAGGTCGAGGTCGCGAAGCAGCTCCAGCGCAGGGTCGACTGGCTGGACTTCCGCATCTACCAGAAGCGCGAGCAGTTCGGCGCTGAGGCGAGGATCGGGCCCGAACTGCGCGAGCTGCAGTCGCTGGCCTGGTGCCTGGCGCTGATCGAGGGGATGTCGTGACGCCCCAGGACCGCCTGGACGCCCTCATCGCCGAGGGGCGCCTGATCCGCAACGCGTGGACCGGCAAGACCCCGGACGGCCGCGAGACCGCGTGCCTCCTGGCGGCGCTGTCCCCGGAGGCTGGCGCGGCCGGGGACGCGTCCGCGTGCCCCGCGGGCCTCATGCCCCCCTGGTGGGCCGAGCTGACCGTGCTCGTCGACGACAGCGGCACCGCCGAGGCGTGGCCCGGGCACGTCCGGCGCTACGCGGCCCTGGCCCGGCGCTGGCGCGTCCTGTCGGACGGGGACTGGCGCCGCCTGCTTGGCGC